AACCTACCACAAGCAGATACACTTTATGACCTCTTTGGAGGCGGTGGTGCAATAACACACGCAGCTTTAGAAAGTGGTAAATATAATAAGGTTGTATATAATGAATTAAATAAGAATATAGCGCAGATGTTTTGTAATGCAGTACATGGGTTATATAATGACAGAACAGAGTGGGTAAGTAGAGAAGATTTTAAAGCATTAAAAGATATAGACCCTTTTATAGCAACAATATGGAGCTTTGGTAATAATTTAACAGGTTATATGTATTCAGAAGATAGAGAGCCTTGGAAAAAGGCTTTACATTATGCAATAGTATTTGAAGATTATAGATATTTAAGAGAATTTGGAATAAATATTACGTTAATGGGTACTGACTCACATGCAAGAAGATTAGAAGCAAGAAAACTAATCAACGAAAATAAAAAAGAGTATAAAGATAAGTATGCAGAGTGGTACATGAGAGAAGTATTACGAATAGATGACAAAAGGCGTATAAAGTTAATAGAACAAGGTAAAGATAAGATAAAAAGAGATAAAGCAGAGGAAAAAGCAAGACTACAGAAGATATTAAGAGATGCCTTAAAAGAGTCAGGGTTAAAAGCAAGTGATATAAATAAACTTACTAATACAGATGGTATGGCAAGTCATTGGTTTGGAAATAGTCAATGGGAATGTCCAACAGAGGACATGTATAACATAATAAGGACAAAGCTAACAACATTACCAGAGGATTATAAGTTATTAGTTGGGTATTATAATCAACTCTGCTCAAGTCTGGGAAGGCTGCAAAGTCTGGAAAGTCTGGAAAGTCTGGAAAGGCTGCAAAGTCTGGAAAGTCAGGGTACTAATTTAACTATATATGCAGAAGATTATAGAGCAATACCAATAACCTCTAACTCTGTAATATATTGTGATATACCTTATAAAAACACAGATGCTTATGTAAATCAGCAATTTGATTATAAAGCGTTTTATGATTGGTGCTGTAAACAAGAAGTACCAGTTTATATATCAGAATACACATTAGATGATGATAGGTTTGAGGTTGTAGCAGAGAAAGAGAAGAGGGTTTTATACTCACAAACAAATAATTCAAGCACAAAAACAGAGAAAATATTTAAAGTGAAGGGTAGGTAAGAATATGAGAGAGAGTGATGGATTCAACATAGGTAATTTTTACGGAAGTTATACAGTAACAGAAGATTTTAGTGGTTTGGGTATAGAAATAGGGTTTATGAATTTAGAAGATACAGATGGCATAAGGATAGGCAAGACGTTTGCAATCAATATAAAAATATCGCATTTTATATTAAGTATCGGGTATGTAATAGAGGATAGAATGAGATTTTAAGAAATAGAATGAAGCAGGAGGGCTAACGCCCTCCCTTCTCTAAACTCGAAGGCAGACCTAAAAAACTTCAGGTTCAAAAATTATTTTTAGATAATATATTAGATTTAATATTTTTAATTTAATATAGTTTTAAAATTAAAATATTATTTAAATATCTGAAAGAAGTATAAGCTAGAAATTTAATTTTCAAGTTTTAGGAGGCTAAGTATATGTGTATAGAACAGTATTATGCGTCAATAAAGAAGTCTAGGGAGTGGGGTAACTACAAACAATATATAATATATCAAGGGGTTTATGTATGTGATGTAGTGATAGATAAGGAGGGTCATTTTAAAGATTTGCATATACAGATAAAGACGAATTATGGTCATGTAATAGATGATGTAATGCAGAGGATAGATGACCAGATAGATGAAGAGGTATATATAAAGAAAATATTTGTAAAGAGTTTACTGGGTATATTGTAAGAAAGAAGAGGGCTAAATCTTAGCCTTCTTTTTTAATGTTTATGGAGCAGACCGGGTAAGATTAGAGCGAAGCAGACAGCCCCATGTATGGGGCAGACAACTAAAAAGAAATTAACAAAACTATTGAAAATAAAAGAACCGCTCACTATGCCCCATAAAAGACCGAACATAAAAATCTTAAATTATAAAATAATTATAAACTTTTAAAATAATAGAGAAAAGTGTAGTAAATAAAAGGGTTTAAATAAAAATATAAAAATTATAAAAAACTATTGACAATATAAAAATATAAGTTATAATAAAGATGTAAACAAAAACAAAGCAATATATTTTTTGGAGGTAGAAAAATGAATTTAACAAAAATTTACAATGAAGTAGTAAGAGAAGCAGATTTAAAGGGTCAGAGCTTGAAAGATTTTAAAAGATTAACAGAGCTATTAAAACCCACAATAGAGTACATAATAGAACAGAATGAGATAAATAAGCAGTATTTTAAGACATTTAAAAATGAGGGTCGTGTACTAGTAAATGAAGAAAGAATAGATGGGTTTTTAGCATATTTAAAAGATAGTGGTGTAGATTTAAATGATGTTGATTATTCATTTTATAGTAAGTCAATAGAAAAGCCAAAGAGTGAGGGTGCATTAAAGATATGGAATGTACTGGGTATTGAAAAATCAAATATAGTAATGTTTTTAGTAAAGTTTAAAAAGAACGATATTAAATTTTTTGAATAATATTAAAGCCTCCTTATATTTTATATAATTTTTATAATTTAATACTTGTAATATAAATTAAATATGATATTATATAAATATAAGGAGGTACAAGATGATTGAAGTAGATGATATAAAAATAGTAACGAAGCCAGATGATGAATATGTATATTTTCATTTACCGGGTGTCAGTTACATAGCAACAAAGAAATTTTTAAAAGAAGTAATAATGTATTATATAGGAACGAGGGCTATAAAGCCTTTTGATGATTTTCTATATGAACAAACACCAGACAGACAAGCGTAAAAATAGGAGGAAAAAGATTATGGCAAAATTTATTAGAACAAGTAAGGTAGCAGAGATTTTAGGAGTAGCACAGATTACAGTAATTAAGTGGAGTGATAGGGGTATCCTTAAGGAACATCACAGAACACCAACGGGTTTTAGACTTTATGATGAGGACGAAATAAAGCAGCTTGCAGAGCGTGGAGCATTTATGAAACATTATAATAATTAAATAATAGGAGGGTGTTATTATGACAATAATGTTAGATGGAGAACTTACAGCAGAGGAAATGGACGCAATATTTGGAATGACAGAAGAAAAAGCAACAATAAAGAAAAAGGTAAGACAAGAAAAGAAAGAAGTAGATAAGGATGCAGATGAAATAATAAGGGTAGCAAAGAAATACGGAGAAAAAAGAGCAGAAGAAGTAAGACAGACAAAAGAAGTCGAGGATTTTGTTGACTCACTAAATTTAGACGACCCTTTTCAGATGGCAGTATATAATGCAAAGTGGTCAGAGTTAGGACTATAAAGGGGGTGTTAATATGACTACTGATTTAATGATACAAGCATTATTAACATATTTACGATATATGTGTTATTGTATAGATATTTGTTTTTGTTTTTTCTTAATTTATGTAACATTAAAGGTAGTAATTAAAAAATATCATCAAAAAGGCTTATGGGTAGAGTCAGAGGGCAATCAATATGATGCTTTCGGTAATGTTGTATCTACACGTAGTTATATTAAGTACAATAATAAAAGATACTATGTAAATCTAATAAATAAAGATGATGGATTAAAGATACAATATGACTTTAATCAACCTTATGTAATGATAGATAACAAGAGGGTTAACATTATAATTTAAAAGAAAAAGAAGGGTTAAATTATGGAAAGAAAGGTATTTGAAAAGATTTATGACGGGTCTGGTTACAGACCCGCTAACTTTATAGCTAGTCCTTCTGTAAATATGAAAAATCTAGGGTTTCTATATAGAAAGAAAGAGGGCTATCATGACGCTATAATAGTATATAGCGAAAATAAAAAAGACATTGAAGATTTTATAGATAGTTTAGTAATAAAATCAAAGAAAGAGATAAAGCACACAAAACCTCTTCCGAATGAAACTTATGATTATGTATTAAGAAGAGGCGAAAAATTAAAGCGAATATATTTAGGTTATATAAAGAGGGGTACAGTAAATTATCAAGTAACGGTAAACAATGAAGAAGTATATACAGAGGATATGTATAAAAGGGTTTATTTAACAACACCGATAGATGAGCAACTTTTAATGGTACCAGAAATAACGGTATATACTTACAGTTTGAAGGCAGATATAAAAGAAGATAGATTTTAAAATAAACTTCAGATAGTATTTCAGATTTAAATATTTTTATATTAGATTAGTTTAAAATATTTAGATAAAAATTAAACTTGAATAAATCTTAACCTCCAAATATAAGATTTAAGAAAATAGAGGGCTTTATTGTTATTTATTGACAAAGAGCCTTCTATTTGTTTATAATATAAGAAGATTAAGGAGGCTTTCTTTAATTGTTAGTAATACTACAGCTTTAAAATATTTTAAAATAGTTATAAAAACACATTTAAAAATATTGTAAAGTGTACAACTTTGTAAAATAAAGGAGTAAAGACTATGGATAAGTTAAAAAATCAGAAGATGGAATTATTTGCACAGTTAATAGCTAAAGAAGGGTTAAGTCCTTCTGATGCTTGTTATAGGGCAGGGTATGGAAAAGAACGCCATCCCCTTCTTGACCAGTATCATGCTAATATGGGTTGTCGTTTAATAAAGAGGCAAGACATACAAGAACGCATAGCAACAATAAGAGAGCAAGAAAGTCATAAGAGTACAGATTATAGAAATAATTTAAAGGACTTATTGAAGAGGGCTATTGAGTTTGATTTAGGTAAATATTATAAATCTTTAAATGTAACGCTATCTGATGGTCGTGTGGTTTCTTCTTGGTATTTATCTGTGCCTTTTGAAAATTGGAACCCGGAGGACAGGGTACTTGTCACAGGATTCGATAAAGCAGGACGCCCGACCTTCTTTGATAAACAGTGGGCTGTAGAAAAAATGATGCGCCTTCTGGGTATGCTTGATGCCTCCAACTCAATAGATATGGAAGATACATTAAGCGTATTTTTAAGGGCAGGGCTGCCTATAGCTGCGCCTTCTAAAGCAGATAAAGAGATAGAAAAGGAAATAAACGCAGATTTGGAGGGTTGATATGTCTTATAGTAATAAGGTAGATATAAAGCCCCTCTCACAGAAATATGTAGATTATTTTAGTAGATGTTTTACAAATCGTTTAAATTGTTTAGAGGGTGCTTATAGGTCGGGTAAGTCAGTATGTAACATTTTATCCTTCTCCCTCTATCTTGAAACTTGTGCAGATAAATTGCACTTAGTATCAGGGGCATCCGTTGCGTCTGCACGTTTAAATGTTGCAGATAATAATGGTTTAGGTCTATCTTATTTATTTAGAGGGCGTTGTAAAGCGGGTAAATATGAAGAGAATGATTGCTTAAAAATAAAAACACAAACAGGCGAAAAGATAGTAATATTTGTAGGCGGTGCAGAAAGTAACAGCTATAAACGAATACAGGGTTTATCCTTTGGCTCTTGGCTTTCTGTAGAGTTAGCAAACCTTTATATATCAGATGATGAAAAATGTTTTATAGACATGGCTTTATCTCGTTTAACACAATCAAAGAACCAGAAAATATGGTGGGATTTAAACCCGGTCTATCCAAAGCATAAAGTATATAGTAAATATCTTGATAAATATTTAGAGAAACAAAAAGAAGGCTCTTTTGTTGGCGGTTATAATTATATGACTTGTTCATTATTTGATAATGATGCACTAACAGAAGAGCAACGTAACGCCTTCCTTTCTAATTATCCTGATAAAGAGTCAATGGAATACCAACGTTATATATTAGGTAGGAGGGCTGCTGCCGAAGGTCTTATATTTAAACAGTTTGCATTACATAAAGAAAACTGGGTAATTAACGACCTCTCTTCCTTCTTAAAGGGCGTAAATAAACAGTTTATCAGTATAGGTATAGACTTTGGAGGTAATGGGTCAAATACCACATTTGTTGCTAGTTTGATTTATAATAACTTTAGTGGTATAATCGTGCTTAAAGATGATATGATAGATATGAGTGGGGGAGACTCCACTGTAGATGACTTTAATAAACATTTAGAAAAATTTATTAAAGACGTACAATCATTAAAAATAGCTAATATTCTCTATATTTTTGGTGATGCTGCTGATACAGTAATGGTAAATGAAATAAAGCAGACAGTAAAGAAGATGGGCTTATATGGTAACATAAAAATAATGGGTTCACAAAAATACACAATAAAAAAGAGAATAGACACAAAGCGTAGCCTTCTTGCACGTAATAAATGGTTTGTATATAAAGATGCTCTTCATGTTATTGATTCAACCTCTACACAGGTATATGATAATAGAGAGGGTCACGAGGATGAGCGACTAGATAACGGCTCTATTGATATAGATACAGCCGATGCAGAGGAATATAGCTGGAGTGCATGGTTACCTAAGTTTATAATGAATAGTAATAAATAAAATAGGAGGTTAATATGGATTACAGTAGAACAATAAAGTTCTTACATAAAAGGTTTAATAAGGGTTATAGTAATGCAGAGTATTATAATAGCATTAGTTTATGGTTGGATTGGTATAAAGGCAAGCTTTCTAATGTGCATACAATAAAGACATCAAACGGTATCACAACCTCCTCCCGTGAAATGTACAGATTAAACATGGCTAAGAGGGTTTGTGAAGATTGGACCAGTCAATTATTAAATAAAGATTTAAAATTTGTAATAAATGGTACACAAAAATCTGATAGATTTGTACAGGGTACTAAAGGAAATGGTGGAGTCCTTGGCTCTAATGATTTTGATAATCTTTTATCTACTGCATTAGAAAAAATGTTTGCGTTGGGTACTTCGGCTCTAGTTATTGAATTAAGTAATATAGTAGTAGATAATAATGGTAACCTTCTTGCAAGTCCAAACGCTAAAATAAACATAGTACAGAAGGACGCTACATGTATCCTTCCTATCTCTTGGATAAATGGAATAATAACAGAGGTTTGTTTTTTAGGTAATATAGTAATAAAAGAAAAAACATATACAATATTAACAACACATAAAAAAGAAGAGGATGGTTATGTAATTTATACAGATATAATGGATGATAAAGGGGTAGCCACAAGCCTTCCAGAGGGCTATGTACCAGTTATAAGAACACATTCACAGCGTCCTTTCTTTGAAATATTTAAGACTAATTTAGCTAACAATGTAGATTTAAACGCCCCTCTGGGTCTTTCTGTTTATGCAAATGCTTTAGATATATTAAAGGCTTGCGATGAAATATACGATGCTACTATTTGGGATGTAAAGAGTGGTCAGCGCATAGTATTCATGAATAAAAACTTATTAGCAAGAGATGAAAGCGGTAATGCTATCACGCCTCAAGATGCTAAACAGTATTATATGCAGTTTTTCGGGGACGATATGGTAACAGAGAAGGGCGTAGAGCAATTTATAAAAGAGTTTGCCCCTTCTTTAAATACTGATAAATTAGACAAAGAGTTACAAAATCAATTAAATATGCTCTCTTCAAAATGTGGACTTGGTAAAGATTATTATAAGTTTGATGATGGGTCAGTAGTAACAGCGACAGAATATCAAGGAGAGCGCAACGACTTTGTAAGTAATAATAATAAAATGGTTAAGGGGTTGTTATCCTCTCTAAAAGATTTAATTATAACTATTTTAACTATCGGACACGATATAATGGGACTATCCGTAGACCCTTCTGCAAAAATAGATATAATGTATAATGATGGTGTAGATGTAGATGATACACAACAGAGGGAGCAAGATAGACAAGACGTAAAAGATGGGTTAATGTCTAAAGCAGAGTATAGAGCTAAATGGTATGGTGAAACCATAGAAGAGGCTCAAGCAATCATAGACCAAATCGAAGGCAGAACAGAAAATGGTCAGGTTCAAAATTAAATTTTAGATAATATATTATATTTTATATTTTAAAGTTTAGATTTTTTCAAAATTTAAAGTTTAACCTTCCTTCTCATCAAAGTATAAGGTCAAAAAATAAAAATTAAATTTTAAAAATACTTGACATATAAAATAATTTTTATTATATTGTTTATAGGAAATTAAAAATAGATTAGCCGATGGGCGTTAAACAGGAGGAACTAAATATGGGTAATGATGAAAATGTAACACCAACAACAGACAATACACAGGCTGGTACTGTAGCAACTCAAGCAGGTGCAACAGCGCAAGGTTCAGAACAACACCTCTTCACACAGGAGCAGTTAAACTCAATTATATCGGGTAGAATAAATGCTCTTAATCAGAAGGTAGGAGAATTAAGCACAGCTCTGGAAAAGTCTAACAAACTTACGGAACAATACCATGAGGAATTAGAGGGATATAAGCGTAAAGAAATTGCACTCAAGGAGGGCATCTCTGCTGAATTAGTAGATTATGCAATATTCAGTGCTAATAAAATGGTTAGTAAGGACAAAACCTTTGAAGCAGCTTTAAAGGAGTTTAAAGAAGCTAATAAGGCATTATTCGGGGTTACTCAACAGGCAGGCGGTTCTGAAAATGGTTCAACTCAAGCCAATAATAACGGACAGCAAGCACAGCAAGGAACACAGCAACCTTCTCAAACACAGACCGTAAATATGAACGGTGGAACAAATCCACAGCAGGGCGGTTTAAGTGAAGAGGAGCAGATAAAGCAATATTTAGAAAAGAAAAAACAAAGTTTAATAATTAAGAGATAAATAGGAGGTTTTTAACTATGGCACTTATAGTTGGTAACGCAACTGTTGCAACTGGAATGTCACCAGTTGTAGAAGAGGCATTATATGCTGATGATGTATTTATTGATGGTGTTACTTTTACAAGTAAGCACGAAGTAGGAAACGCAGGACAGATTCAGGTTGTTAAGTATGCTGCTGACAATAGCATTGAGCCTACAGTACCCGGCTCTAACTTCTCTGATACTGCTTATGCAAATAACGTTGTAGATATTAACTGCAACAACGCCTTCCAGAAGAGCGTAAAGGTACCTGCCTTCTATGAGGCTACAATGCCTATAGATGTAAGAGCAGATAGAACATGGGATGTAACAAGAGCAGTAGCAACTGGTCGTCAGAAATCTGGTTTAGCTGTATTAGTAAACCAAGGAACAGACGCAGCAGATACAACTGCAGTAACAAAGAGCAATATTAAGGACCTTATTATAAATGGTCGTCAGGCTCTTATTAAGAAGAACGCAAAGCCTAACGTAGTAATTGCTTCTCCTGAGGTTTATGGAGCAATGCTTAAGGCTGCTGGACAGGAGTACACACCTGCATTTAATGACCGTGTAGCATTAGAGGGTCGTGTAGGTTCATTTATGGGTATGCTTTGGTTTGAGTCTAGCCTTCTTGATGGCACATCATCTTACAAGTACCTCAAGGCTGATGGAACTGCTCAGACAGTTGATATTTCTAAGGTTGACTACATTCTTTATGATGGAAATGCTCTTTCTATCATTGATAAGTTAGTTGCATTGAGAGTAATTGACTCTGAGTTGTTTGTAGGCTCAAAGATACAGGAAGAAATCGACACAGGTTTCCTTGTAACAAATGCAGACTGCGTACTTGTTAAGTTCAACGCTTGATAAAAGCAGTATAAATAAAAATTAAATAAAATAGGCACACTAGCGGGTGATTGATTATAAGCATCAGTCGCCCGCTTTTTAAAGTAAATAGGAGGTTTTTATTTATGGTTACATTAACAATAAATAAATATTATACTACTTCTCCAACGATATTAATAAATGGTATAGTACAAAAGTATAATTGGAATTTTACAACAGGTGATGAAGTAGAAATAAGATTTAAGAAATTGTCAGGGTTTACTTATACTGAAGGTTTTACATTAGATAGTGAACCTTTAACAATAACAGGCTTAGATGAAGGTGATACATTAGACGGTTATCATTATTTAAAATTTATAGGTGATGCCGCATGGGACTCAAAAACATTATTGTTTTCAATAGATATAGCAGATAGAAGTAATTTTAAAACTGTAACAGCGTCAGGCTCTTATGAAACTCATGATGCAACAATATTAAACCCTTTTATAGTTGTAGATAATGAAACGTATTATACTTATTTGGGTGCAGCTCCAGCAGGTGCAACAATATGTATAGCGGCATCCTTTAGTATGTTAGACACAGGTGTAGCGTTTGACAAATTAAATGCCTCTTCCGTTGGTATAACAGACGCAGATATAACAAAGATTAACTGGAGTTATAATTTAGTTACCTCTAAATATATCTCAACTTTATATGTATATTTTACAATGCCTAATAGTGATGTAACAGCGATTTTAGAAGGTAAAGCTGAAACAATATCACCTATAACATATTATGTAGATGGAAGTCAATATCAGCAACCAAATTATGCACCAGAAGGAGGTCTCATTGGAGATGCTAAGGCTAACTACATTCTTGTAAAAGAACCTTCTAAAGCTGGTTATACTTTTGATGGTTGGTTTACTGATGAAGCACTTACAACAGAAGCAACAAGCAACACAGAAGTAGCAGAAGGTGGATTAAACTTATATGCTAAGTTTATAGCTATCAGCTCTACACATACAGTAACATTTAAAGAGGGTAACGAAACAATAGCAACAGTAGAAGTTGATGATACACAGAGGGTAATGCCTATCGAACCTCTTCATAGTACAGATGCAAGTGGGAATGAGTTTGTATACTGGGCTTTAAATAATGTAGAGTATGACTTTACAACACCAGTAGAGAATGATATTACACTTGTAGCAGTATATGCAAAAGCTGGCTCTTCTAAGTGGATAATGAGTCTCCCTAATTGCTATGTAGGTTTAAAGAGTGATATAGCTGATTTACCAATAGCAAGGGTAGCAGATGGAACAAAAGCATTAGCATTATCTGCAACTGCTGGTGAAGAGACTGCTTATATGTTCAATAAAGCAACACTTACATGGATAGAATTACAGCATTATAGTGTAAGAATATAATAAATAAAGAGGGTTGAAGGCATCTTTACCTTCTCCCTCTCTTATTAAAAAATAAATTTTCATAGATTATACGTAAGAAGTAATATTTTTTAGTTTAGATTAAAAAACTTCTTCAGATTTTTCTTTAAATATTTTAGATAATTCTATAATATAAAGAAGATAATTTATGAACGTTTAGTTTTAATAATTTAGAGGAGGCTTTTATGATAGAGACAACCTATGATTTTTATACTGACTCTTATGGTGGTACATTAGTAGAAGAAGAAGATTTTAATATAGTAAAGACGAAAGCGCAGCTAATATTAGATAACATGATAAATGCTGACTTTTATGAATTAGATGCAACAAAGCTCTCCACCTCTCTAGTAATGAAGGTAAAGATGAGCGTATGCGCTCTCTGTGATGGCTTGCAAGAGATGTTTACAGAAGGCGTATCAAAGGGTGTTATATCCTCTGAAAAAGTAGGAGGATGGACAACCACATACAAAGTAGCAGAGGGTTCAAGTGCATATAGTGCTTTATATGCAAGTGTAAAGCAATATTTAGATGGTACAGAGTTAATGTGTGCTTGGATAGTGTAAGGGGGGTGCTGTAATGAAATTTAAAGATACAGTAACCATATTTAACAGATTAAAGGTAGGAAATACAATCAGCTATAATAAAATTGTAATTAAAAAGGCGTTATGGTTTGATAGTGTGTCCTCTTCCCTTCTGAAACAGGGTATAGTTGATTTAAATGCAAAAACTATTTATATACCTAGACAAAAATTTTCTGCTGAATATATCCTCCCGGAGAGTTATGAAAGATTGACAGAAGGAACAGGGTTTTTTACAATAAATAACGGAGATTATATAGGCAAAGGCGATGTAGTGCTTGAAGAGGGCGAAACAGTACAAGGTTATAAAAATAGGACTGGTAAACTTTACGAAATAAAGAGTGTGTCAGACTATGATATGGGTATAAACAATCATTTTGAAGTTATAGCAGATTAAGGGGGCTTTTATATGATTAAAGCAAATTTAGAGTTACACCTTCCTCCAAATCTAATAACTGATAAAATAGAGGCTAACCTTCCCGCAGCAAAAGAGGCAGTATTAAAGCAGATAGTAGCAGACACAGAGGACTATATACCTTATAAAACAGGTAAATTAACAGAGAGTGTAGGAATAAACTTAGAGGACGACTCTATATATTATGATACAGCGTATGCAGGGTATGCCTTCTATCCGACCTATCAAGGAAAGCCAAAAGTATATAATCAAAGTGTACATAGTAAAGCTCAGGGTTATCCATACAGAGCCTCCGAAGAGGAACATATAGAAGAATGGGCTAAACTATTTATGAATAAATTAGTGGAGGGAATAAATAATGGCAATCAGTAAAAGAATAACAGAGAATTTAATAAGCTGGGTAAATACACAGGAGCCTTCTGTAACATCATCCCTTCTGATGGGTTTTGATTTATTAGATACAAATAAGAATTCCATTTGTATATCCTTCCCTGATGGTGAGTATAGTGGAGATGTATTAAACGATGTAACGGGTATATTTTCTTCTGGGTTTTATGATATAGCTATATATTTTAGAGATATTTCAGGGGCAGAAGGAATGAATGACCTATTAGCATATGACTTTTTAAATAATCTTGCAAATTACATAAAAAAGAATTATACTTATAAAGAAATCAATAGTAATTTAGCAGAATGGGTAGAAAAAATAGATATAACAAGCAAAGCAAAGATGGTAAAAGTATATGATGGTAATATAAAAGATTATGAAATACGCCTTCGCCTTCACTATGTATATAAGAATTAAGGAGGATAATAGATGGGTACAAAAAATACAGAACAAGAAGAAAATACAGAAAATTTTGATTTATTGACAAGTTTATTACAAGATGATACAATAAACGAGGATGAAGGAAACGAAACCCGCTCTTATGTAAAAGAAACAAAAACACGAACATTATTAGGAGGTAATAGAACTATGGCTAATGAATTAGCAACTTATAGAGCTTCAACAGTTGGCTCTGAAATGCTTAAATTTTTCATTGAGGTACCTACAGATGTAGCATCATGGGCTACAAAGGCTTATCACATGGCACTCTTACTTGCAGAGAGTAATCAGATTGATGCAGGGGTAGAGGAAGAGGATATACCTGATGTAACAACAAAGGTAGCAGGACACGTAATAAAGTCTTATAAAAAGCAATTTTCACATTCTGGTGTTTATCTTAGTGAAGACCCTGTATGCAATTTTGAGAGATATTTATTCGAGAATGAGGAAACAGGTGACAAGACACAGGTTAACTTGTTACAGGTAGATGAGTTTGACTCTCCTTCTACTGGAACTTATGTAGCATATAAGTACACAGCAACATGTGTACCTCAGAACTTTGGTGGAGATGCACAGGACAAGTTGCATATTGAGGCTCAGTACACAATCACAAGTACAGGAACAAAGGGTACTGTAAGCTATGATGCTGAAACTGGTGTAGCAACATTTACACCTGCACAGTGATAAATTAAATAGGTAAAAGGGGAAGGAAAGGTAAGACCTTCCCCTTCTGTAACAAAAAGGGAAGGCTCTGCCTTCTCTTTAAATAAAAAGGGTTAAAGAAAAAGAGAGGTAACAGAATATGGCACAGATTAAGCAATTAAGTAATGCTATCGAATTAACAGTAAAGGGTTCTGATAGAAAGATAAAGGTAGACTTTACAGATAAAAGGCTTGTAAATAAGTTATTAAAACTTATTAAAAAGTACAAAAATGTAGAGGACTTAGTAAAAGAGAAAATGAAAGTATTAGACGAAATCACAGAAAGCACAGTAGAGTTGATTAAGTCTATGGGTATAAATATAGAGTCGAAAGACGAAATATCTGATGAAAATATAGAAAAGTTTTTAGCTGAAAAGGTTTCAGAGGATAAGAAAGCAGATGTAAAAGAGGCAATAGCAGACGCAAACATGGACATGTTAATAGCTGCCTCTGACATAGAAATTGATATATTACAAGACTTTAAAGATGAAGTAAACAATGCTTTTAATGCACCTATAACAGATATAATGTTTGGTGACACCCTCCCTCCCCTTGAGTATTATGTAGAATTATTTGAAGCAATCACACCTTATATACAGAAGGCTAAAGCAGCAGAGAATAAGACCTTACAAGCTATCAATGAAAAATATAAATTAAATAATGTTGTAGACTTCCCGGAAAGAACGGAAATCTAAAATGTTTAATGTTCTTTTAGATAATGGGTTTCCTACTGAATATGAGGGTTATAAGCTGAATACTGATTTTAGGGTTGGTATTCAGCTTACTCTTTTACAAGAGGATAAAACCTTCCCGGATGATATGAAACTAATAAAAGCGTTTGACCTTCTGTATGCTGAAAAAGTACCTCCGCTAGAAATAGCTATAAAGGGTTTATTATGGTTTTTATCTTGTGGAAAAAGTGAAATACATACAGAAGATGAAAAAGAGGAAGATACAACAGACAAAGCATTAGACTTTAATATAGATAGCTTGGATATTTGGGGAGCATTTTGGAGTAAAGGAATAGATTTAACAAAAGTAAATATGCACTGGTTCAAGTTTATAACAGCATTGGGGTACATAGATAAAGATTGTCCTCTAGCACAAAAGATGAGTTATAGAACGGCTGATTTAAGTAAATTAAAGGGTGATACAAAAAAATATTATGCAGAATTAAAACAAAAATATAAAATCAAGCCTATTTATACAGATGAAGAATATGCAAGGCTCATGGAATTAAAAGAAGAACAGCATGGTTCTTATTATATGAAATTATTAAAAGCACAGCAATAAATAAGAGGCAATAGGCATTTTAGAATGCTTGTTGCCTATTCTTATATAAAGTGATATTATAAGAAAGAAGGAGGAATACTATGGCTGATAATGTAGAAATTAAAGTAGGTTTTGACTTAGACCTTGCGAATTTTGAAGAACAAATACAAAAACTTCAAAAAGAATTAGAGTCAGCAGATATAGGTAAAGGCGTAGATGCTCAACTTTTAAATAAAGTCAGAGTATTAAAAACTGAGGTTAATAAGTTTGCTCAGTCTTTAAATGATACACAAAAAGGCTCTGAACAAATTAAAAATCTCTATAATAGGGTTAGTGAATTAGATAATGTCTATAAAAGAGTAAGGGACTCTATGGTTGCTGTTACGCAAGAAATGAAAGTACAAGAAAAAGCAGCAAGCAAAAATAAGAGTTCAGAACAAATACAACAAGAGCAAGCTGACAGATTAAGATTAGAGCAAGAAAAAAAGAAAGCCTTAGATATAGAAAGACAAGAGGCTTTAAATTTAGCTGATACTAAAACCCATGCTATGTTGCAAGAATTAGATATACAAGAAAGAATAAACAAAGCAAGGAGTGAGGGCATTGCAGCAGAAAGAGGAATTCCTCAACAAGTACAACAATTAGAACAAGTGCAACAAGCACAGAGTCAAGTAAATGAAGAAAATTATAAAGAGCGTGTAGCCTATGAAACAAAAGCACATACACAGGGTCTTTTTAATTTAAGAAAAAAGAGAAGTATTATACATAGTATGATAACTACTTTTTATAATACTGCTGTAAAATATACAAAATTATGGTCGGGTATTTTAGGCTCTGCCTTCTCTACTGTTGCTAATGGTTTTAAAACTTTATTAAGTAATATTTTTAATAGAACTGGTTCACAAGCAGCAAATCTTCTGTCTAATTTAAAAGGGTTACTAGGTATAGCTGGAGGATTGGGTCTTTATAAATTAGGTAGCGAAGCAATAGAGACCTCTAATGAATTTAAAACATTAGGTTCTACAAGTCAAATAATAGCAAGGCAAATGTCAGATGCCTTCTATGAGGCCGCCGGGGACTCTTATAATAGTTTAGTAAAATTAAGCAACGGTACAGAGCAAGTAACAGATACATTAAGAAAGTTTATAAACACATGGACGGGTCAAGTATCTTTAATGAAGGCACAATTAACAGCAATCGGTGCTAATATTGGAAACCTTCTTACAAAGGTATTTTATCCTCTTCTTGTAGTATTAAATAAAGTTTTAGCAGTAGTAAATATGCTAATAGGTAAATTAGCCTCCCTCTTTGGATTTAATACTGCAAAATTAGGAGATATATTAGGAAATGTAGGCGGTGCTAAAGCACAAAACAAGGGTTTAGATGACTATACAAAGAGTGCTAATAAAGCCTCTAAAGCTACAAAGAAATTAGCAGATAACACAAAAAAGGCTAAAGATAACCTTCAGGGCTATGATAAATTAAACAATACTACTACTGATGATTTAGATGATTTAACAGATAAAATGGATGATATAGCGTCAGGTGGGTTAGATGATATAGGCGGTATTTTTGATACTGACAAATTATTTGATAATCTTATGGACGAATTAGATTTAGTACCTGAATGGATGAAGAAATGGATAGATGAACTTCTTGACCTTATTAAAGCTGGTGATTGGTATAAAGTAGGGGCGCATATTGGTGACCTTGTAAATCTTGGCTTAAATAAATTAGCTGAATTTTTATCAGACCCTTCTCTTCCTCAAAAAATAGATAAGTTAACAGATAGTTTAACAAAGTTTGCTAATGGTGTACTTGATACAGTAGATTGGAAGTTACTGGGTATTGATATATCAAAGGGTTTAAATTTAATAACTTATTCTATTGATAGCTTATATAAATCAGCTATAAAGAATAAAACTCTTGATAAAATAGGTGATGCTCTTCATGATACCTTTATGGGCTTTATACATACAATAGATGCAGAACAAGCAGGACGTGCTGCTGTAAGTGCTATGAGAGCTATTGTAGATGTAGTATTTAAAGCATTAGATGGTGTAAAAGATTATGAAGTAAATGCAATAGCTGATAGAATAAGAGATTTTGTAACAGGTGCATTTGATAGATTAACCGGGCTAAATGAGGGCGAATTAAAATCAGGAGCGCAAAAAGTAGGCGAAATTATTGCTAAAGTAATAAATATAGGCTTACAAACTGTATCATATTTAATAAATGCAGATACAGCTAAATCACTTGCTACCGCAATATCAGACCTTCTCAATAGTGCTATACAAAACTTAGATGAAGAGCGTATGAAGTCTGCTCTCTCTGGAATGTTGCAGTTCATGGGTACATTATTAAAACAACTTGCAGAAGATGTGGATGTTGATGAATTTGTAACTAAAGTATTAAATACTATAAATAATAGTATTGAAAACGGAGATGTAACTACATTTGTAGCTGGCTTGACTACTTTTATAAATAAATTCTTTGATATAGTAAGAAGAATTATAAAAGAATTAGACTGGGCTAAATTAAAAGACGCTATACTAGAAGGAATTGAAGAAGGCGGTGGTATAGATACAGCAATAGGTAACTTTGCTGAATTTGTAATAGTACCTGCATTATTTGCTGCACTTATAAAAGGGTTCTCCTCCGCAGCAGAATGGGCTTTAGTAGGCGCAGCATTAAAAGGAGGAATGGGTGCAACATTAGGCACATTATTTAAAGGCGGTGGTATAGCTGGCGGTGCTATAGGTACAATATTAGGCTTATTTGACTCTATAACAAAGGGAGTAAATGAAGCAAATGCAGCAGCAACAATCCTCTCCGCTACTCTTTTAGGCTTTTCTATTGGTGGACCTATTGGAGGTGTAATAGGTGCTTTAGGAGCTGGTATAACTGAATTGGTAACTGCATTTATACAAGATGCTGACGGTGTAAGAACAAAAACAGAAGAACTTATTAGTTATCTAGGTTTGAAATTTAAAGAAATACCACAACAAGCAAAGCTGAACCTTCTTTCTTTTGTAGATGCAGTACAATTTAATTTTAATAGAGCTATGCAAGTAATAGGTCCTATACTTAATACTGGTGTTCAATTAGTAAGGCAGGGCGTAAGCAATATTGTTAGAACAGTAACTACTACATTAAGTAATTTTGTTAAAACTGCTTATAATTTAGGCTTAAATGTAGTTAAAGGAATAGCTAATGGTATTGGCTCAGGAATTAAATGGGTACAAGAAAAAATCGACAATATAGTACAGACTATACAAAACAGATTTTCAAGAGGTATGAGCATACATTCTCCTTCTAAGGTAATGGAAGATTTAGCAATATTTGTACCAGAGGGCGTAGCACAAGGAATAGAGGACGGTCAGGGTTCAATAGATGATGCTATGTCTGATATGATAACTAGTATGAAGTTTAGTGACTTTTATACAGATGCTTATAATCAGACTGACTCATTTGTTGATGATGTTACAGCAAGATTGCAAGATATAACAACACCAGAATTAGACCCTCTTCAATATCAATCAAATATAACACGCAATCCTTCTCAGACAGCCTCAATGATAGCACAGAGTTATTCAGAGTCCTCCGCAACGAAAGCAAGCAGTATGATGTCAGGTATATATAACAGAATAGTAGCAGGGGTAGGACAGACAGGAGGACGCAACGTAATAGTTGATGTTTACCTTGATAAGAATAATAAGTTAGGACAGTATGTAATAGACACGATGAAGGGTAACGTAGTAATGACAGGAGGGGTTTAACACCCCCTCCTTCTTTTAAAAATAATAAATAAAAATTTTTGAAATTTTTACCTTCTCTTTATATTGCAAGAATTACAAGCATATATTAAAAAATTAAAGTATATTAGATTTAATATATTTTAGTTTAGATTAAAACAACTTTTTTAAATTTATTTTAAAATATTTTATTTTATTTTATAATATAAAGAGAAAAGATTTTATCATTAAAATATTTTATAGATAAGGAGAGAGCGCAATATGTTTACAGGCAACGTTTTAGAGTTTGAAAATGGCACAGTATGTAAGAATGGTGGAGCAGTACCCGCCCCTTCTACATATAAAGTATTAACGCATGATATAGATGTAAATGCAAAGAGAAGCGAAAGCGGATATATGAACAGAAACAGAGTAAGAGCTAACAATTACGAGATACAATGTAGTTGGGAGCGATTAACATGGGCGCAGTTAATAACGTTAATAGCAGCCGGGGATGCAGAGAGTTTTACGCTTACCTTCTTAGATGCAAGAAGTCAGGGTACAGTAACAAAGACCTTTTATAGGGATGCAAATATGGAATACACAATGATAAATATATGGGGAGCAAATGAGGCATATTGGACCTGCTCTATGAACTTTGTCGAGATTTAATTAAAAAACTTCAGATTTATTTTTATAGTTTAGATAGTATTTAATATTTAACTTTTAAAAGTTTAGATTTAATATTTTTAGTCAGATAGATTTTAATACTTATCAAACTATAAGAAGAAAAAAGAAAAAGGAGATTTTAAAGATGATTTCAGTAAATCAAAAATTCAAAGATAGCTGTAATAATGCAAATGTACAGAGTCAATTTAAATTATATTTGTCACAAAATAAGAATAGTAATGTTTTAACCACTCTAAATGATGATGAGTTTATCATTGATTCGGGTAGTATAGAAAAGCAAGCCTCCAGCGGAGCGGTTTTAAATATAGGTGGTGTATGCAGTAATAGAATAAAAGTAACACTAACACAGAAGGGCGTAGAGAAGGTCAATAATGTAAATGGGTTTAAAAAGAATTACGCTCTTCATTTAGTACAATGGAATAGAGTAGATGATGCTAACCAATCTCCTTCTGATTTTAGTAAGAATTTAGACGACTCTGAAAATATAACGGGTAAATGTGATTTAGGGTTCTATTATATTTCAGAGATAGATAATAATTATTATAGCTGCGTTTTAACTTGCTATGATGGAATGATTGCCTTCCAGCGCAATTTTACAATAACACAAATAAAATATTTAAAGAATAATAGTAAGACAGTAGATGAATGGCTTGCTTATTTTTGTTCTTTAGTAAATGACAGCAACTTTTTAATAGCATATACAGATAATTCAGAGGTTACGTGTAATGATGGGGTATCCTTCTCTTTATCTGATGATGTAGATTTTGACACAATGAGGGAGGCAATAAGTCAGCTTGCTATGTTAAAGATGGCTTATGCAACAATAGATAGTCTGGGTAATTTAACATTAAAGCCAGCGATAAAGACAAACACCTCCACATATGATGATACTGTAGCCAATCAGTATATGTTCAGTTGTGATAATGAGGTAAAAGAGAGCGTAATAAAATATTTTTATACAAGTGTTGCGGGTTTTGAATATGAAAACACATATCAAGACCAAGAAGGCAGAAATGAAATAAATATATATTTAGAGGAAAATAAGTTTTTAAGAGGTTTCGAGCCTTATAATGGCTCTGCTATGTCCTCTTCTTCTTTAACATGCCTCCGTAACATGGCTCAAGCAGTAATGGGGTATAGTTTTTATAGTTGTGAATGTGAGGTAAATGAGAGACCTTATATAGAGTTAGGCGATAATATACAAGTACAGAGAAGGCTAGTAGATACAGAGGGTACAGTAACACAAATCAGCATCCCTGTAGTAGTAGATAATTTAAGTCATAGTTTGGGTAGTACAACACATTTATCAAGCAATTCGACAGTATCAACGAATTCCTCCTCTTCTGGAAAGATGAACTTAAATGGGGGTGGCTATGTAAACTCAAAGATAAAAGAGCCTTCAACTAATGACTTAGTAGATGCTTATAATTCTCCAGTAAAAACATACACAGATACAACAGCAACGGTAAAAATAAGAATAGATGATAACACAATAGAGAGGATGTCAAGCCCTTCTAATTTATCAAATTATACAAGAACACTAAAGGAGTATACAGATAGTTCTTATTATTTTGATAGCAAGATATTAAGAGCTGATTTAGATACAATAAGGCTTAAATTACATAAAAAGATAACAATAAAATCTTTAAAATCTTTAATAGGGTTAGAATTGCATGTAACAAGTAGTGACTTAATACCTCAAAGTCAAATAAGGAAAGATGGTATAGCTAAAATTACCTCTATAACAACAACAGGAGACATTGGTGCAGCTAGAGAGATTTATGGAGGAGGTGCTTTATTAACAGCTAGAAATAATGAAAATATTATAAATACTTTTATAAATAGTAGTGGTGATACTTTACAAAGTGCATATGTTATATTGCATGATTTTATGAGTAATAATTATGATGTAAGTAATCAAGGGGTATCGGAAGAGGAAAATATAGATACAACTGCGTCAATAACATTATCACAATTAAGGTCATTAAATGGTTATACAGTAAAAAAGATAGACAATCAAGATGATATATTAGAAAAGATGTATAACATGGGTAATGCAATAGTTGCTGGAATTCATATAGAATTTGATATAACCTATGAAGAAACAACATATATGGGTACTCCACATTATCCTTATTTAAATACAAGACCAGAGACAACTAATATATCAGACATTATAGATATTTATGATTATTTAACAACAACATATGCAGCAATAGGACCCGATGTTAGTGAAGCAACTCAAATAATAAATACGGTATATAATAGCGTAAAATTAGAATTAAATAGGTATTATGTAGAGTGTACTTATTTAACAGAAAATGCCCCATTAGATGAGGGTGATAAAATAGCTGCTGATTCTAATATAGTAACTAAGGATGATTTTGAGGATTTATCAAGTCAAGTAAATGCAAACACTCAAGCAATATCAGACTTAAAAGAGGATTTAACAAACTTAGACAGCAAGCTTTCTACTGATATAAATAATGTAAACAATGATTTACAAGACACAAAGCAAGATATAGCAACAAACACTCAAAACATAGCAACTAACACGGGTAATATAGCAGCTTTAGATGATAGGGTTGATGCTCTGGAGAATAATGCAGTAGAGGCGAACCCTTCTGAAACATCAACTGCAACATTAACAAAATTAAAGGTTAATGATGTAGTTTATGATGTGCCTTCTGGAGGAGGCGGTGGTGGAACAACCGTAATAGCTAATCCTTCAGGACAAGCAAGTGCAGACCTTGAAAAATTACAAGTAGGTAGTGTAATTTATGGGATTGCACAAGTAGAGGCTAATCCTTCTGGGCAGGGTACAGAAACACTAAATAAAATACAGATAGGTTCAACAATTTACAATATACCTTCTGGAGGCGGTGGTGCATCACATGATGAAATAGTAGTAACTTCTGAGCATAATATCACATTATTAGGTAATGGAAGAACTCACATGAACTATGACAAGATATTATATCAAGAAGGAAATAGTTTTATAAATTATGATGTAACAACAGGGTTCTGGACAGTATCAGAAGATACTTTAATGAGTGTAGAGATACAGAGTAGTTTAGAGTCTTACGGTAATGCTTGGTTAACATATAGAATATTTGAGGCAAATACAGCAAATATAAACGATACAACAGGGACTCAAGGACAGATATATTATTGTTATACCTTCGGCTTTACTGAATTCCCTATAATAAAATGTAGGCCTAACTATTATTATTTTGTAGCAGCTTATAAAGCAAATTCGGGTAACTGGACAATGACAAAGAGCGAAAATAACAGTACAACCGGGTTATATCAAATGAAAAACTTCGCTAAGTTTGTAAAAAAGAACGGAGTTTATACACCTACATAATTTTATTTAGTAATTAAATAAAATTAGAGCCAATTTGTCAAATATCTAGGGTTTTAATAAATACTCTAAGATATTTGACAAAAAGGCTAAAAATTTTTATTATAAAAGGAGGAATAATAACATGGAGGATAGCAAGGAAGGAAGGCGTAAAGCTATGAAGGATTATACAAGTCATAAATTTATTTTTAGTATTATAGGAGGGTTTATGTTAGATTTATTCGGGGGATGGGATAACTTATTAGCATTTTTAGTAATGTTAGTAGTAGCAGACACATTAAGCGGTGTATTTAAAGCAATAAAGAATAAAGAATTATCATCAGAGGCTATGAGGGTAGGGTTATTTAAGAAGGCTATGATAGCTTTAATTTGTGCTATTGCAGTACAAGCCGATAAAGTTGTATATGATTATTTTGGGCATCCAATATTGTTACATTTTGATGGTAAAGAGTATGAACTATATATAAGGACGGCTTTTATATTATGGTTCTGTTTAGAGGAAAGTATTAGCCTTCTTGAAAATACGGCACAGCTAGGGTTGCCAATACCAAAATGGCTAAAAGCTATTTTAGTTGCTATTGATTCGGGTATACAATCAACGACCCCTTCTCAAATAGTAGAATTATTAGAGAAATCTTTTAAAATAAAGATAGGTGATGGGTCAAAGATAGAAGAAAAGACGGAGCAGAAGGGTGATGGGGCTGCTCTGGAGGATAGCGGAAACGATAACACATCATTAGATAAATAAGCAAATATCAAAGGTATTCGACCAAACTTACCTTTTTCTTTTTCATAATGAGGGGGCTTTCAGCCCCCTCCCCTTCTTTAAATCTAATTATTAAATCTTTATAAAATTTATAAATATTTCTTTCAATCTTTTTATTTTCAACACTTTAATTAAATATATAAAATTATAAAAAAACTATTGACATATAAAAATATAAGATTTATACTTGTACTATCAAAGGACGGAGGGACAATATATGAAAGTATTAAAAACATACGGACAATATGAGGTAGTAGAAGAAGAACGTAAGAAGTATTTAGATTTATTTTATGTACATTCATTAAATACGGGTAATTATTACGGAGGCTGGAAAACAATAGCAACCGCAAAGAGATATGCAAAGAGCATGAGTGAAACAACAGAGATATATTAAGGAGGGTTATATGAATAGGAAGGATATAATAGACGAAATCAAAAAGGAGCTATTAGAAATGACTAATCAAGAAATAGAGTATTTATCAGCGTTATGGGCTGATATAGAGAAAGTAAAGAAAGATTTAAGCAAAGATGAGATACTAGATATAGCTGATGCTTATATAGATGTACTGAAGGATAAGATAAAGAGACTAGAGGATTTAAAGAATAATAAGAAAGATGTTGTATATGTAATAGTTGATAATGGTGAAATAGTAACAGTAGAAAAAAGATAAACAAGCGGAGGGTAGGATTTATGACAATTAAAAATTACAATTACAATTCTTATTTAAAAGCATTAAGTGATTTAAACGAAGAGACAGATATAGTAAAACCCAAATCAAGGGATAACAAATATTTAAAAGAGTTAGAGTATATAAATAATCATATTGAAAGATATTATGATAAAGACGGATATTTTAAGAAAGCAGATTTTAGGACTTCTGCTGGTATAAATTATACAATATATGCTGATGGTGAAATAGAGAAACATAAAGATGGAATAACTAAAAGATTAAAGTCACATATAAAGGATAAGACAAATTACAGAGTAATAACAGTAAAAAGTAAAGTATGTGACACAGATAAATCAGGCGGTCAACAGATTTATATACATCTTATTATGATGATAGCAGCTTATGAAAACTTTTTTGATGCTTATGTAAGCAGACGTAATTTAGTTGTAAATCATATTTGTATATGTGACCCTCTTACAGAAAGATTAAATAGTGTTGATGCTGTATGGAATTTAGAGGTAATAGCACAGAAACAAAACATAGACCACGGTAAATTTATTCATAAATATGGATTATATAATGTACCAATTGAAGCAGAAGATATTTATATATTAAAAGATTATTTAATAGATATTAGAGATTTAATGGGTAAGAAAAAGGAAAGAGTACAGAAAGAAAATAGAAAAAAGGTAATAGAATATTTATATAAGGTACAAAGACAAAGGAAAGGGGTTTAATATGAAAAAGAATTTAGAAAGGTTCTTAATAATCGAAAGTACAATAGGCGCAATACTAATAGCCTTCTTATTTTTAGTAACTATGTTAACTTTAACATATTGGAGAATAACAATTTTTCAAGTAATATGCTGGGTATGTATAAAGGAATTAACAGAGTGGTATTATGAAAAACAAGAGGCAAAAGAGGAAGAAGAAAAACGCAAAGCCTTGATACAAGAGAATTGGAAGAAATTAGAAAATAATAAATAAAAATTTTTAGGAGATTTTGAAGATTTTTTCAAAATCTCCTTTTTCTTTATTTTCAGTCCTTCTCTGAAGGCTGAAATTTTTCACTATATTAGATTATATAAAAAATAGTTTATATAATATAATAGAATTTATAGATTATTTTTCATTTATTTTAGATTATTTTATAGTATAATAGGTAAGTGTTATTAATGTAATAATTTTTAATTTATTTAGGAGGGATGTTATGAAGATAATTCAACAGTTAGCAGTCAATAGTGACTGTTATAAATCAGGTCGCACTATTCAGGTGCAGGGCATCGTATTACATTCAGTAGGGTGTCCACAAGAAAACCCGGAGATATTTGCTAAAAAATGGAACCAGTCAGGGCAGAACGCTTGCGTTCATGCCGTATTAGGTGCAGATGGTACAGTATATCAATGCCTTCCTTGGAATTATAGAGGGTGGCACGTAGGAGGCGCAGCCAATAATACACATATAGGCGTAGAAATGTGTGAACCTTCTACAATCAAGTACACAGGTTCAGGAGCCAACTGGGTAGAAACAGGAGATGGTAAGCATACAGAGGAATTTGTAAGAGCAACATATAAAGTAGCAGTTGAACTTTTTGCCTTCTTATGTAAGGAATTCCAATTAGACCCTTTAAAAGAAGGAGTAATATTAAGTCATAGCGAAGCGCATAAGATGGGTAAAGGCAGTAATCATGCAGATGTAGAGCATATATGGAATAAATTTAATTTAACAATGCAGGGTTTCAGGGAAGAAATAGCGAAAAAGATGAAAGAAGAGGGCAGCGCAGCTGCCTCCACTCCTTCTCTTACTAATAAAACAGATAGAGATATAATACACGACTATTTGAAAGAAAAACTGCATAATGAATTTGGTGTATGTGGTTTAATGGGTAACATACAAGCAGAGAGTGCATTTAAATCTAATAATTTACAGAATAGTTTTAATAAACAATGGGGTATAGATGATGAAACCTATACAGAGCAGATAGATAAAAAGCAGCGTACCTTCTTAGACGGGTCCGGGTATGGTATATGTCAATGGACGAGTGCAGGAAGAAAGCAGGGCTTATATGATTTAGTAATAAAGAAGGGCGTAAGTATAGCAGATTTAGACGCACAGTTAGACTGGCTTTGGGTAGAACTAACAACCTCCTATAAAGGGGTTTTAAACACATTACAAAATGCAACAAGTATAAAAGAGGCAAGTGATAAAGTGTTGACAGGGTTTGAAAGACCGAAAGACCAGAGCGAAAGCGTGAAAGAGTATAGGGCTAAATTAAGTCAAGAAATCTATACAGCGTATAATAGTAATAAGGAAGAGGGGAGCAGCGAAGCTGCCACCAATCCTTCTGACTCTATAAAATATGTAGTAAGAACAAGTTATAACGATAAGGGTTCACAGATAGGCGCATTTAGTCAAATAAATAATGCAATAATGACAGTAGAGGAAACAACGCCTTATAAGATATTTAGTTATAAAACAGGTGAGCTAATATATGAAAGTTGTTATAGTAAGTTGGGTAGACCCACTCCCTTCTCAGTAAATGTAAAAGAAAAGGTTAAAGCGTATGTACAGCCAGAGGGTCAAGAGGCTGGGTATATAGAGCAAGGAACTTATGAAATATCTTTAACATATAGTAGATATGGTTTAATCTTAGGAGAGGGCTGGGTAGATTTAGCAGATATAGAGATTATAAAAGATAAAGAAGAGGGCGAAGCCCTCAAAGGCATAGAATTTACAGATAAAAACGGAAATAAAACAACCTTTACAGAAACAGAGTGGAATAAATTGATTAAAAAATTTGTATTCACGGGTAAAGCAGAAGAAATAATAAACATGTTAAGTATAGCAGAATTAAGGGCTATGCTGAATGAATAATCAGGGTACTCTTTGGGGTACTAAATAACACTCCTCCAAATTTATATAAAACTTATAGATGAGAGGGGCTAACGCCCCTCCTTCTACAAGTAAGAAAGGTGGTAAGATGTGTAACGTAAGTGAAGAACTTTTAAAAAGTTTAAGTATAAGTGAGATAGTTGACTCAAGGAATGAAGAGGTTTTGTTTTTAAATGATTTATTCAGACAGTTGGGTATTAAATATCAGATAGTATATGATGAAATACCATCAAAGAGAAAATGGACTAATTTAATAAAGTACAATGAGAAGGCGCAGCTCCTTCCTCCGTACTATCTTTTATTTAGACCATTAAGAGAAATAAAGAAGATTTTAAAAGAAAAAGTAAGTTACAATAAAAGTATCAAGTAGGGTACTAAAATCAAAATTAGATGATTTTTTATTTAGTAGAATAATAAAAGAAGGGTAGGAAAAGAAGATGGCTAAACATAAGTTTATAGAAGATGAATTAGTAGAGAAAATATTTAAATTTATAGATGAATTAAAGTTAAAGCATAATGAACAAGATGAATATATTGTTTATTTAAGCATAAAAGAAAATGGTGACTATTGTGACTATCATACTCGTATATATGTAGATTTTGAAACTAATACTATTATATTTGATGATGATTTTTATGAAGGTCAGAATGAAATAGTTTTATTAGGGTTAACACCTATATATGATAAAGCATTATATAGATATAGAGAAAGGTAAGGTTAAAGAAAATGGCTAAGAATTATGGTATGCCTTATAAAGGTTCTAAAAATAGTATAGCAAACTGGGTATTAAGTAACCTACCACAAGCAGATACACTTTATGACCTCTTTGGAGGCGGTGGTGCAATAACACACGCAGCTTTAGAAAGTGGTAAATATAATAAGGTTGTATATAATGAATTAAATAAGAATATAGCGCAGATGTTTTGTAATGCAGTACATGGGTTATATAATGACAGAACAGAGTGGGTAAGTAGAGAAGATTTTAAAGCATTAAAAGATATAGACCCTTTTATAGCAACAATATGGAGCTTTGGTAATAATTTAACAGGTTATATGTATTCAGAAGATAGAGAGCCTTGGAAAAAGGCTTTACATTATGCAATAGTATTTGAAGATTATAGATATTTAAGAGAATTTGGAATAAATATTACGTTAATGGGTACTGACTCACATGCAAGAAGATTAGAAGCAAGAAAACTAATCAACGAAAATAAAAAAGAGTATAAAGATAAGTATGCAGAGTGGTACATGAGAGAAGTATTACGAATAGATGACAAAAGGCGTATAAAGTTAATAGAACAAGGTAAAGATAAGATAAAAAGAGATAAAGCAGAGGAAAAAGCAAGACTACAGAAGATATTAAGAGATGCCTTAAAAGAGTCAGGGTTAAAAGCAAGTGATATAAATAAACTTACTAATACAGATGGTATGGCAAGTCATTGGTTTGGAAATAGTCAATGGGAATGTCCAACAGAGGACATGTATAACATAATAAGGACAAAGCTAACAACATTACCAGAGGATTATAAGTTATTAGTTGGGTATTATAATCAACTCTGCTCAAGTCTGGGAAGGCTGCAAAGTCTGGAAAGTCTGGAAAGTCTGGAAAGGCTGCAAAGTCTGGAAAGTCAGGGTACTAATTTAACTATATATGCAGAAGATTATAGAGCAATACCAATAACCTCTAACTCTGTAATATATTGTGATATACCTTATAAAAACACAGATGCTTATGTAAATCAGCAATTTGATTATAAAGCGTTTTATGATTGGTGCTGTAAACAAGAAGTACCAGTTTATATATCAGAATACACATTAGATGATGATAGGTTTGAGGTTGTAGCAGAGAAAGAGAAGAGGGTTTTATACTCACAAACAAATAATTCAAGCACAAAAACAGAGAAAATATTTAAAGTGAAGGGTAGGTAAGAATATGAGAGAGAGTGATGGATTCAACATAGGTAATTTTTACGGAAGTTATACAGTAACAGAAGATTTTAGTGGTTTGGGTATAGAAATAGGGTTTATGAATTTAGAAGATACAGATGGCATAAGGATAGGCAAGACGTTTGCAATCAATATAAAAATATCGCATTTTATATTAAGTATCGGGTATGTAATAGAGGATAGAATGAGATTTTAAGAAATAGAATGAAGCAGGAGGGCTAACGCCCTCCCTTCTCTAAACTCGAAGGCAGACCTAAAAAACTTCAGGTTCAAAAATTATTTTTAGATAATATATTAGATTTAATATTTTTAATTTAATATAGTTTTAAAATTAAAATATTATTTAAATATCTGAAAGAAGTATAAGCTAGAAATTTAATTTTCAAGTTTTAGGAGGCTAAGTATATGTGTATAGAACAGTATTATGCGTCAATAAAGAAGTCTAGGGAGTGGGGTAACTACAAACAATATATAATATATCAAGGGGTTTATGTATGTGATGTAGTGATAGATAAGGAGGGTCATTTTAAAGATTTGCATATACAGATAAAGACGAATTATGGTCATGTAATAGATGATGTAATGCAGAGGATAGATGACCAGATAGATGAAGAGGTATATATAAAGAAAATATTTGTAAAGAGTTTACTGGGTATATTGTAAGAAAGAAGAGGGCTAAATCTTAGCCTTCTTTTTTAATGTTTATGGAGCAGACCGGGTAAGATTAGAGCGAAGCAGACAGCCCCATGTATGGGGCAGACAACTAAAAAGAAATTAACAAAACTATTGAAAATAAAAGAACCGCTCACTATGCCCCATAAAAGACCGAACATAAAAATCTTAAATTATAAAATAATTATAAACTTTTAAAATAATAGAG